GTATATAATGTTTAATCCGTTGGTGAATTTTGTGATGGTTTTATGTCTGTTTACATTGACAGAAAATTTTTAGGTTTTGTATCATCAAAGTTAGAACAGTTTAAGCAAAAGCAAACTGATCTCTATAACTTTCGTTGCCCTTACTGCGGCGATTCAAAGAAGAACAAACTAAAGGCGAGAGGCTATGTTTATCGCAAGTCCAACGACTACTTCTTCATTTGCCACAACTGCGGCAAGTCGACGACGTTCGCAAAGTTTTTGGAATACACCGACGGTACAACCTACAAACAGTACATCTTGGAACGATATTCTAATGGCGAAACAGGAAATCACAACTACAAAAAGCCTGACTTCGAACACCTCAAAGGAAACGCCTATGCCCGATTCCAGTCATCAGGCAACAACACCAGAACAGATCCAGAGCCAGTTGAAAGCCTGGATAGAACATGGCGAGCGTTTGAACATTATAGTATAGTAAATCTTCCTGAAGAGCACTATGCTCGTGACTATATAAAAAATAGGAAGATTCCTGAGAAGTTCTGGGGCGAGATTCTATTTGTCCCCAAATTTTTTGATTTCCTAGACAAAGAGTTTCCCAATCATGGTAAAGACGAGGTCCCAAACGACGATCGTATAGTTCTCCTTTACACCAACGAAAAGGGTGAGATTACAAACGTCGCAGGAAGGGCATTGTCTGAATCCAAGATTCGGTATGTCACTGTAAAGGTGTCAGATGAGAAAAAGGTGTTTGGATTGCACCGTGTACGGAAAGAAGATAGAATCTATGTCGTTGAAGGACAGTTTGATTCTTATTTCTTGCCGAATTGTGTTGCCTCTGGTGATAGCAATTTGGGCGGCGTGGCAGCAATTTTTCCAGAACTAGATACTGTTCTGGTCTACGATAACGAAAGAAGAAATAAAGATATTGTAAAGCAGATTGAGAAATCAATTGACGCTGGTCATTCTGTTTGTTTGTTTCCAGACGATGTCCCTGGGAAAGATATTAACGAAATGATACAAAATGGTTTGACTTCAGACGAGATAAAAGATATTATAGATAGAAATACGCACAAAGGTTTATCTGCAAAATTAACCTTTACAAGTTGGAAAAGGTGTTAACATGAGTAATCTATCAGACCTCGGTTTAGAAATTGTAAAAAATCCGATCACTCAAGTAAGACTGCAGTTTCATGCTGGACATTGGTATGTTGAATATCGCCGCAAACCAAAATTCTTTTTAGATAAGTGGTGGTGGTTTGATGATAGCAAGTTTATGGATTACGCCGATGCCTCTATTCGTGCACAAACTTTGGCTGCTGAAGGTGGTTGGAAAGAAGTTAAGCATCTACAAACACAAATTTTTAATGTGAAGGATTTTTAATATGAAAGTACAATTAGTATCATATAGTAAACCAGTTTTAGAGGGATTGGAGACACCAACGGACCTTGTTGCTTATTGCGCAAGAGTCTCCAATCCCTCTAATCAATTAAACAGTGAAACTGCTGAGAAATTGATCAAGTATCTGGTGAAGCATCAGCACTGGTCACCGCTAGAAATGGCGACAATGTGTCTAGAAATTGAAACAACTAGAGACATTGCTCGTCAGATTCTTCGCCATCGCAGTTTTTCTTTCCAGGAATTTTCGCAGCGTTACGCAGACCCAACAAAGGATCTGGAATTTGTTACTCGAGAAGCAAGACTCCAAGACCCAACTAACCGCCAAAATTCTATTTCTGGCGCAGAAGTAATGGTGCAATATGAGTGGGATGTGCGCCAAAGAGAATTGTTAGATCATGTAAAACAAGTCTACAGATGGGCAATCGATAACAATATTGCTAAAGAACAGGCTCGTGCTGTTCTTCCAGAGGGATTAACTATGTCCCGTATGTACATGAGCGGTACATTAAGATCTTGGATTCACTATATACAACTCCGAAGCGGTAACGGCACTCAAAAAGAACATATGGATATCGCGAAAGAGTGCGCCAAGGTTATTGCTGAAATATTCCCTCTATCAACACAATTCATCGCACAAGAATAATAAGGAGCAATCATGGCTACGAGACTTCCTAGCATCTATCAAGATTTCATTCACATTTCCAGATATGCACGATTCAACGATGATCTAGGTCGTCGAGAAACATGGGATGAAACTGTTGACAGATACATCAGTTATTTTAAGAGCAAAACAGACAACAATAAGAAAGTTCCTTGGGATGAATTGCGCACTGCTATTCTAAACCTAGAAGTCATGCCATCAATGCGTTGCTTGATGACCGCAGGACCTGCTTTGGAAAAGGATCAAGTCGCTGGTTATAATTGCTCGTATGTTGCCATTGATAATACAAAAGCATTTGATGAAATCATGTATGTTCTAATGTGCGGAACAGGTGTTGGTTTCTCTGTTGAATCAAAGTACACTAACAAACTTCCAGAAGTTCCAGAAGAACTACACGAAACAGACACAACCGTTGTCGTTGCTGATTCTAAGATTGGCTGGGCTTCTGCTTATCGTGAAATCGTTTCGCTTCTGTATTCTGGTAAGATCGCGAAGTGGGATGTATCAAAGGTTCGTCCAGCGGGTGAGCGTCTAAAGGTATTTGGTGGTCGCGCATCTGGTCCAGAACCATTGGTCGATCTATTCAAATTCACTCTCAATATCTTTACAAAGGCAAGAGGCAGGAAACTGTCTACCTTGGAGTGCCATGACATTGTATGCAAGATTGCTGATATTGTTGTTTGCGGTGGTGTTCGCCGTTCTGCTCTCATTTCTCTAACTGACCTCAACGATGACCAGTTGCGTCATGCAAAGTCAGGTGACTGGTGGACGCACAATGGGCAAAGAGCACTTGCAAATATTTCGGCAGTGTATGACAAACGAGTAGACATGGATACATTCATGAATGAATGGCATGCTCTTTATATGTCAAAGTCTGGCGAGCGTGGTATCTTTTCTCGTGCTGCTTCACAGGCTGTTGCTGCAAAGAACGGTCGTCGTGATCCGAAGCATGAGTTCGGCACAAACCCATGTTCTGAAATTATCTTGCGCCCATTTGAGTTCTGTAATCTTTCTGAGATCGTTGTTCGCGCAAACGATGATGTTGAATCATTGAAGCGTAAGGCACGTCTCGCTACAATCATTGGTACACTTCAGTCAACGCTAACAGACTTCCGCTACATCAATAAGAAGTGGAAGAATAATTGCGATGAAGAAAGATTGCTTGGCGTTTCCTTTACTGGTATTTGTGATAACAAGTTGCTTAATAAGCCATCACAAAAACTTGCTGATGCATTGGATGCTATCAGACTTCATTGCGTTGAAACAAATAAGGAATTCGCACATGCTCTTGGTGTTCCACAGTCGGCTGCAATTACTTGCGTCAAACCTTCAGGTACTGTATCACAGTTGGTTGATTCCGCTTCAGGCATTCACCCACGCTATGCCCAATATTATATTCGTAGAGTTAGGGCTGATATGAAGGATCCTCTTGCTCAGTTTATGATTAACAAGGGATACTTTGCTGAGGAAGATTTCTACAGCAAGTCAAATTGGGTGTTCTCATTCCCAATGAAGGCACCAAAGAACTCTGTTACACGCAACGACATGACTGCGATTGAACAGTTGGAACTTTGGAAGATCTATCAAGACCACTGGTGTGAACACAAGCCATCTATCACTGTATATGTTGGTGATGATGAGTGGATGGAAGTTGGTGCATGGGTTTACAAGAACATCTCGATTCTTTCAGGTGTTTCTTTCCTCCCACGCGACAACGGTTCATATCGTCAAGCACCTTACGAAGAAATTGATGAATCGTTGTATAACGAACTTCTTGCTCGCCAAAATGTGGATATCAATTGGGTAGAGTTTATGGAAGAAACAGATACAACAACTTCAGCAAAAGAATTGGCTTGCTCGGCAGGAGTCTGCGAACTGTGAAATTTAGCATTATAACACCCACTCACCTGAAGAACTCGTTTCTGGGTGACTTGTATGAGAGTCTTGTTGCTCAAACTTATGAGAACTGGGAGTGGGTGATTTATTTGAATGGTGTGGAAGGTGGTTTGGATGCTCTAGTAAATTACCCAGTGCTAGTTGCCATTAAGTCTGATGAGCGCATTAAAATTGTTGTGAGTGATGAGATCAATTCTAAAATCGGCTTCAATAAGAACAAAGCCTTTCATCTAGGAACAGGTGATGTTCTTGTTGAGGTCGATCATGATGATATGCTCACACCAGATTGCTTAGAAGAATTATACAAAGCATTTCAAGATCCTACTGTTGGATTTGTATACAGTGATAGTATCACCTATCATGTAAACAATGAATTTACACCATACGATGCTCATTATGGGTGGACTTATAAAAAAGTCATGTGGCGTGGCAAAGAACATTACTCAATGAATTCTTTTGCACCAACAAGCCACAGCATGGCGTATATCTGGTATGCGCCTGACCATGTTCGAGCATGGCGTAAAAGTGTTTATGTGTCCATTGGTGGTCATAATGTAAATCTAGATATATGCGATGATCATGAATTGGTTATTC